AAGCGTCGGCATGGTTCCAGCGATCAGATGTCACCGACAGAATATGAAAACCAGTATTATCAACGGCTAGGAAGTGTCTAGATTATCCGTGGCGATTCACGTACGGGCTATTTTTTCACCCTTTAGAGAGTTCGCAAATGCGGTTGATGATAATTACTGCTGAACATCTGGTTGTTCTTCCGCCCCCTGCGGATTTAGTTCCTTTTCCAGAGCTTCCACCTTAGCGTTAAGCTCCTTAATAGCCTGGAGGCACAGGGCAACCACACCAGAATACTCAACCGTGTAACTGCGTTTTGTCTCGTCGCGAGCCTTAATGAGTCTGGTTACTTTCACCGTGCGCTTAACAGTCACAGGGCGATAAACCGTGATTGTGTTGCCCTCCTCGTCCTTCTCTTCGAAAGGCTGTTGCTCCTCGAATTCTTGCTCTTCTTCGAATTCACCATATTCATCGCGATCATCAAATACTGAGCCAATAGATTCTGGCAGGACATCCATCAGCTCCTGAGCAATAATCCCGGCAGACGGGGCTCCGGTATCTTTCCAGTTAAATGTCACTCCATTAAGGGATAGTACTTTATCCAATGCGTTATCTATCGGCTTGATATCAGTTTTTTTGTCTCCATCTGATGTTTGGGTAAGTGACACGCAAATAACATTTCTTGAGGCGTTGAAATCGCCAGCAGTATTAAATTGAAAATACTTTAACGTCCCATTCATATCAGTCTGGATCGTGATATTTCCGCTCTGCTCTTGATACACTCTCGCATAAGCAAGATTATTACCTTGCCCGGCCATAAAAGTAAGGAATGCAGGCCAGCCACCAGATGGATTAGTAGATCTTATATTGAGGTTTTGCCCCTCGATCGAAAACGTTCCTGTGATGACCCCTCCAGATTTACCGTCTACCGTCCCCAGCCTTGAGTCATTGCCCTGCGCCACAGTTCCGGCAGCAGTGCCATAGGCAACACCCAGAGCCGTTCTTGCTCCTGCAGCCGTTGGCTGCCCAGTGCCGCCGTTAGCGATCGGGATTACAGTAGAAGGGTCGCTATTGAAGTTTTGCGAGACGGTAAAAGTTCTTGAACCTTTAGCGCCAACTATCACGACTGTATGATCATATCTATAAACGGCAGTGGGTGATTGTGATGTAATTCGGACAACAAACCTGTTTGAGGTAGTTCGAGCAATAAGGCAGTCAATTGCAACGATATCCCCAGCCGGGTTTTTAAGCTCTGGCGGCGCATTTAGCCATCCAGTAACGTTAGCTAATTGTATCTGCCCGGAAACAAAATCTGCCTGCTGCCAGTCAAACGCTGTTGCAGAACCCTGGCTGGCGACACCGACACCAATCGCCGCCATCGCATCAGCTCCAAGCAAGCGCCAACCGTAAGCGTCACCGCCTGGATACCAAGTGACAGAAGTCCAGTTTGTAGCTGCATCTGGTTGCCCCCTGCGCTCATAAATCCCAGCGCCAGTAAACAGAATCTGCGCCAACCCCATGATTGCGCCGCCAGTCCTGCGCAATGACATTAGAATCGCATTATTCTGTCCTGCCGAAAGCCCTACAGGAGAGTCTGTACGCACACCTGAAAGGATATAGGTCTTATTCTGCGAGAATGCCGCGTAATCTGAGAGCGTTGTAACCGAAGCTGGTAGCACCGTCGTTGAACTTAAGCCACCAACCTCGTTCCACTCTGACCACGATGGACTTGCCGCATTCCACGCGGCAGTAAGCCAGCGGATGTAAAACTTACCACCATCGGTAGTATATCGCTGTGTGCAGTTATTACGCCCACCAGCGAATACTTCTAACACGCCGCGCTCAGCCACCGGATACCCGTTCGCCATGTCAGCCGCGGTCACACTTACGCTGGACTGGCCCCATACGCCGGTATAGGCCGAAGTTGGCCCGAAGTTGTTAAGGTTGGAACTAGCCGGGATGCCGCCGCGCCATTGCATCGCAGAATTCACCAGCCCAGAAATCTTCGACCATGACGGGCCGGGTACCGGACGCCCCGCAGGTGTGCCGTCAGGGAGCGTAACAGTAATATCACCAGTGCCAGTATAGAAAGCCTGCCAGTTCGCGTTCTCCTGCAGCACCCGGCGCACCGACTCGGCAGTTTGAGCAGCCAGGGAAGCGGTAATGCGGTTGAGCGTCAGCTGCGGGACAGCAACCCAGGCCAGCCCGGAAGTTGTCGGCCCGGTGAATGGGTCGGTCAGTGTAAGAGCGGTATTATTCGTCACGGCATCAACAAATAGCGTGAAGAATATACCCCCGACCGTTGCGGTAATAACGTCGCCGGTTTTCAAATCTGAGGTGAAGGCAGTGCCGGTACCGACTACTGCAGTAGAGCCGTTAGTAAGCTTGATTGTGCCTGCGGACATATTTGCTCCATAAAAAAACCCAGCCGGAGCTGGGTTCTGTATTCGAATAAAATTGAGGGAGAGGATTACTGTTCTGGATTAATCGTATGCTGCGGTATTAATGGCGGTTATTGTCCTGCCCGTATTGGTGCCACCTGCACCACTACCCTGGCCGATCTCGTTCCCCTGAGCATTAATTCTCGTCGTGCTGCCGTTGTACATTGCGCCAGCGTAACCCGTAACGCTGATGATGACAGGCTGGCCCTGAACCATTACCTGGTACAAAGCAGAGCCAAGGATCGTTGG